TTTGCCCGTGCCGCTTATGAGGCCGCACAAGGCGTTATGGTGGAAGAAGTGGGCTTTGTACCGCATCCAACAATTGAATGGGCTGGCGCGTCTCCTGATGGCCTTGTCGGAGGTGAGGGAGAGGGGCTCGTAGAAATAAAATGCCCAAACACTGCCACGATGATTGAAGCACTGTTAACAGGCAAAGTACCAACTAAATACTTTACCCAGATGCAATTTCAAATGGCCTGTACTGGCACAAAGTTTTGTGACTACGTTGTATTTGATCCCAGAATGCCAGCCAAAGCTCAATTGTTTGTCACCCGTGTAAATCGGGACGATGCCTACATTGCAGAGATTGAGGCAGAGATTGTCAAATTCCTTGTTGAAGTCGAATCCCAAGTGCAACAACTTAACCAAATAATTGAAAGCAAATAATGTCAAAAATCAGAAAAGAAGTTTCCGCAATTGTCGGTCAATACACAAATAAAGACGGTCAGACAAAGAACCGCTACCAGCGTATCGGTAGCATTATTGAAACTCGCAATGGCGAAATGCTCAAACTGGATGTAATCCCCTTAAAGGAAAACGGGTGGGACGGGTGGGCATTTCTGAACGACCCTAAGCCATTTGAACCCAAGGGTTTACCCGCTGACGATGATATTCATTTTTAAGGGGTAATGATGCTGCATTCTAGAGTCAGAAACACCGACCCTTTGACCAGTTGGCAGGCAGCAGGGTCTGCAAAAGACCTTGCCAGCCGCCATGCCCAGATCATTGTGGATTGCTTATCTAAGCACGGCGCACAGGGTAAAGATGGCATTGCCGCCCTAACAGGGTTAGAGTCGATGCAAGTAGCCAGGCGTTTGCATGAATTAGAACGTGACGGGGAAATTTGTCTGACGGGAAAGGTTGTTAAATCCAAATCAGGGCGCATGGAACGTGAATGGAAAATTATGCCTATTCAACGGGAATTGATATGAGACAAACCTATATTTGCGGCAGATGCAAACGAAAAATTATCAGCATTACGACAGCCTGTATGCATTGCGGAGGTAATCCACAATGACACAAGGTGAAATCATGACACAAGAAGTATTGAAGCTGGCACTTGATGCGTTAGAAACAGAGTTGTCTATTGATTGGACAAACAATGATGAGTTCAACGCATCAGCAGAAAAAATGTACAAAGCGATTGCCGCAATTAAAGAAGCCTTGGCACAGCCAGAGCAAGAGCCTGTGGGTGATGATTGGACTCCATGTATGAAGTTGCCTGTTGTAGTTTATGTACGCAAGCAACGCTTTGGAGAATCTCATGTAAGCACTAGAGAAGGAATCACTCCTGTTAAGCCTGATGATTTAATCATGCGTGGCGTATCAGGGGAAGAATACCCAATAGGTCGAGCCATATTCGAGCAAACATATTCACTTAACACCACCCCACCAAAGCGCACAGAGCAAGAGCCTGTGGCGTGGAGAATGCCAAATTGGAGTAACTTACACGGTAAATATGGTTATCGTGATTTTGATGACCCCGTGTGTGGTATTGATGGTAAGCCTTCATCAAAAAACGAACCGCTTTACACCCACTCACAGCGCACATGGGTAGGGCTGACCAGTGAAGAAATTTGGGATGAGTGGATTGAGCAGTCAATACCAGAGCGCAACACGCACAACTTTGTTGCCGCTTTTGCCAGAGCCATTGAAGCCAAACTTAAGGAAGTCAACACATGAACATTGCAACAAGTGAACTTGAGCATTTGCGTGAGGAAGTAAAAAACTGTCATCGCATCATTAAAGATTTGCAAAAGAAACGTGAATTTGTAGGGCTGTTTGATGAGGAGATTGAAGAACTTTTCCAAACGGCGGCTGGCGCTGATGAGGAAGTGCATATTCGCTTTGCTAGAGCCATTGAATCTAAGCTCAAGGAAGTCAACATATGACATTAAAAGAATCAACAAGCAAATTCTTACGGGAAATCACCCGTACCAAAACAATCAGGGAAATCATTGCCATTGAATTGCGGGAAGCCCACAAAAAGAAATTAGAAGCCGAATCAGGCGTTGAATATGCCAGGTCAATTGTCCAGTACAACGAGCAGCGCATCCAGCGTCTACAAAAGCGGTTAACAGAACACACTGAGGAGGGAGATTACGCATGAAACCATTTGGATATGTTTGGGTCAAAGAAAATCACGAAGCTAAATTCTTTTGGACAGAGCAGCCTGCCAAAGAGATTCAAAAAAACTTTGGCGGTGAAATAGTGGCGGTTTACAAGTGATAGACCGCCTTGTTTTGGTTGCGGTGATGGGCGTTACAGGCTGGCATGGGCTATATCCAACCTTGCTAAACCCGTTGACAAGCATTGAATTGCGGGAAAAAGCCAAGCACAAATCAATCAGCAAAGTCTGCAACAAGCCCCGCAAATCCAAAACCGTTAAGGAGTTATGCGCCAAATGGGAGAAATAATTGTCACCATCCTTGTTTTGTCTCTTGGCGCTTTGATCGGCGTTGCTGGCGTTGTCCTACTGCTTTACATCTTTGCAGATTAAGCAAACGCCCGTGTGCCTGATTTGTCAATAATCAGCGCCATTGCTCGAGGGTCAGCATCTTCAGTGTTTGGAATGCTTACATGAGTCCAGCGATCAAACTCACGAATTACTTGATCATATTCCAGATCAGAGCCAATAATTGCTTTGACAACTTCATCAGGTGTCATGCTTGGCACTCTAATATCAGCCGCACAGCCACGGCGATGTTGTGATTTATCTGATGATCCTACAGCCTTATTTACCTCTGCACTTCTAAAGGCAGAATTAATCATAATAGGCTTACCGCCAAGCACAGTTTTAACTTGTTCTAAAAAATCAGCCAACCGATACAGATTTGCTAATTCATCTGCATCTGGCAGATTGTCAAATTCTCTGTGGTCAGTATGGGTCAATTCTTCCAAGGTAAAGTTTGGTGAAAGATTCATGGTTTATTCCTTAGTGTTTGTCTGACTTCGTTGTAGGCGTTGATACAGGTATTGTATTTTCTGGCAAGTTCGTCTGCTTCGTCTGTGATGGCGACAAGAGATTGAGCAAACGCTGGCTGAAGTTCGGCTGTACTGAGGTCAACTCCGCTGGTAGTGGGGGCATCTCCGGCGGGCTGTACGGCGCAGGACACCGGGACGCGCAGCCGGATAATGCCAGCAGCAATATCAGCATTGCGCTTGGTAATTTGGACTCTTGCTTCATTGTTGGCTTTCACAAGTTGAACGGCTTGGGTGTTGACTGCGGCGACCAGCGCCTGTTCTTTCTGTCGGGCTTCTTCGTTGAGCTTGGCAATCTCAAGCTGCTGCTTCTCGACCTCAGCTTCAGCGCCCTTCCAGTACCCGCCAGAAAAGGCTGTAAGCACCGCTAGAGCGATGCCAAGCAGGATGTAAGGGTTAAACAGGCTCACGACTTGGCGCTTTCTTCATCGTCATGGGACAGCTTAATGCCTGCGAGCAAACCAATGAATCCGCCGCATATTGTTTGAAACGCAGGGCTAATGAGCTTGAAGATTTCGGAGTTGTCCACTTTCTCATCAAACAACCCCATCATTAGGGTAAAGACCATGCCGCACACCACAAGGCACAATGTGGAGGCAACCATCAAAGTTACCCTGTAAGTCAGCTTACCTCGCAGCGTTTGTTCCATGTCTACCCCTTATGGCTTTGGTGATTCGTCGGCTTTAAGCATTGCGTCAGTTTTGTCTTTGCTGGATTTGCTTGAACCGTAAAAGAACGAAATGATTGTGGCTACTGCTGTACCCAGCAAGAACCCAAGGATAATATTTGCAAAGTCTCGTCCACCCTCTGGCAATGAAATGAACGTTACGCAAAAAAAATAAAGAACTGAAGTAACAGACCAAAACCAAGCAAAGTAATAAATAAAATGTTTGGCAGTTGTGTCATTAGGGTCTATCTGCATTTTTTTCCTTTTGTTCAATTTTTCGTTTTAATTCTTCAATTTGTCGCTGAAGTTTTTCAGTTCTATCCAAATTTTTTTCAGTTCTTTTGTTGACCGTCAGATTATCCATATACAGCATTGCGCCCAAGGGAAGCAGCAATCCTACGAGCAACACGGCGGCTACCCAGCCCATTATGTCTTTTGCCACCGACTGACTAGCAGTAACCACAGCCACAGGTATAGGAGGAAGATAAAAGTTGCTATTAGCCACGCTACTTTTAGGTGTAGATTTCTTACCTGTTGCCGCCGTTGCCATGCTGTTTCCCTTTCCAGCTTTTCGTTTGCTACTCTGGCTTTTTCTTGTTGCTCACGAATCACGCCACGCATTTCATACGTCTGGGTGTACAGGTCAGCAAGGCCAGGGGTCTGGTACACCATCAGTTCACGAATTGTCACTTCCAGCTTTGCAGCTTCTTGCTGGCACATGATCCGGTTCATTGCGGTTTGCATTTGCTGGGCATTGGTGACGTTTGGATCATAGACTTTTGCCTTTGCTTCCTCTGCCCTCAAAAACTCCCCTAATTGATCCTGCAACGTCCAGAATTTTGTCAGTTCGGCAACAATGTCTGCCATTGCTTGGCTTTCGTTGTAGTTAACAAACTTTTCCTTTTTCGCCACAGGCTTGGCGGCGGCTGGCGCTGATCCAAACAATCGCTGCCACCATGATCTGACTGCCTTGGCATCTGTGGCAATTTCTTCAGCAGTGGACTTGATTTTGATGAAGTTGGCTTTGCTTTGCTTGTACAGGTCGCACAGCTTGGTAATTCCTTGGACACAGGAGTTAGCAGCAATGAGCAAACTGATCGGATCAATTCTTGCCTACCCAATTGCTTATATAGCCCACAGCTGACGATAAAGCAGACACCAGTGCCATACCCGCCCAGAACCCGCCACGGCCTTGATTTGCCAGTGCTACCAGCTTTTCAATTGATGATTCAAGTTTGTCAATCTTGGTTTCCATCTGGTCAAATCGGCGCTCGTAGTCTTGAACTTTTTGCCAAAGAACGCCGTACTTAACTAAGTCAATTTCAGGTGCTGCCATCATTTGCCCAAGTCCTGTATTTTGTTTTTGCCTGTTTGCTGACCAAGTGCCTTAGATTTTTCCATTGCTTTTTCCATTTTTTTCACTTCTTTGGCTTCAGCTCTTGCACCTAATTTTGTTTCAATTTTTTTGCCTAATTCTCGGCCTATATATGTTCCAGCAGCAATTGTGGTTGGATTTAAGTCACTTGCATATCCAGCAACTGCCGCACCAAGACTACCGCCAACAGTTGTTGCGCCTTTTTCTAACAAACCAATACGTCTTGCTTGTTGACCAGCACCCTCATATTTCATGCCTGGCGTAAATTGACCCACATAATTTAAAGCATGATATTTTTGCACTTCATTAGGCGGAAATGTTTCTAAAATCTTTTCGCCAACAATAGAATTTAATTTATTGTTTACAGCATTTGAATTCCATTCACCAACATTTGTAGCGCCTGCTTTATAAACTTCACGGGCTAATGCACCATCCATTTCAGCTACAGCAGCAGCGGCAGATTGACGCAACTCAGGCGGTACTGGCGGCAAGCCCTCTGGCGCACCTCTAACACGACCATTGGCTAATTCGCTAAAAGTATCACGAATGTGCCGCCATTCATCTTTACGCAAATTATTTAATGATGATAAAAGTTTTTCGGGCGCAACTTTTGAAGTTACAGTGCCATTTTCCCCAACTTCACCAAATAATCTTTTGAATCCATTTGACCCAAGAATAGTTTTTTCAACTTGATGTATTTTGTCGCCAAGTTTGTATAACGCAGGATCAGCCACCGCCGCAATGTCTTTATCAATGGCTTGGTTAATTTTCCGAATAGTGTTAGCTCGTTCTGGAGTCCATGTTCCAGGCGCATTATTGCTTTTGCGAACAGCATCAAAAGCTGCAACAGAACCAGGCGGGGCTATCGTTCCATCAGGTAATTCAAACCCTACTGTTTTTGCCAGTTCAAGTTCTTTTTGTGCGCCTTTTAAAAAACCCAAAGTTCCATCTTTTTCAGCAGTTGCTAATTGTTGAGCATTGCCAAAGAATGAATCAGCATGGTTAGTGTTAATTCGGTTGTCACCCATATTTTTATAGGCTGAATTGTAAATTTCTTTTTTAGATTGATTTAAATAACCTGTCAAACTTGATGATGCCATATCCTCACGGTCTACACCATGCGCCACATCATTGACAAAATTTCCACGTTGCTCATCATTTGTAAAAGTTGATCTAGCGCCAGTAGCATTAACTCGATCTTCAGCATATTTAGATAAACCAACTTGTTCATTGGCAATTTGTTCTTTTAATTTCAAGCCCAATGGTGATGGTTCAGCCATGTTAGCCAAGCCATGCTCATTGCGTAGCAAATTATCGTTACCAGTTACAACGCCTGGCCTTGGTTTTAAATCAGGCAAAACTTCTTGAAACAGTTGTGATCGCAATTGCTGTTCGGAAACAGGTACATCTTTTGGAATTTTTGTAAGTTTGACTTGTGGGAAAACACCCTCGCCACGAGCAGTTTCTTCGCCAGTAATCTTGCCAACAAAAGGATTGCTTTGCACGGCGGCTGCGCCAGCACTACCCGCTGGTGCTTGACGGGCTTCAAACTGTGCTTGCGCTTCTGCTTTGCTTAATTGACCAGGCCGTACAACTTCCAACTCACCCGCCATTTGGCGCAAAGGCTGAACGGCTTTGCTAATCAAAGGCTTTACTTGACCTACTACTTGCCCTGTCTCTTTAACAGCTTGAGGCAATGCAGTAGACCCAATAACCACCATGTTTCTTATATCTTCTGGCGGTAAGGTGACGTTAAATTTTGATTTCAAAGTTTCAGAAATTTGCTCTGGGGTCATTCCCATTGCATTAAACATTTTGTTTATTTGTTCAGCAATAGGCTGAGTTATCCCGCCCAATGGTTGCTGATAAGTTTCTTTGCCTGTGATGCCCAAAACCTTACCTAAAGGCTGACTTGGCGCAATAAATTGACCAGCTTGTTTGCCTAATTCTTCAGCTTTTTGAGGTGTAGTAAATGGACGCACAATAGCTTGTTGCACCGCACCATAGGTAGCAGGCAAAGCCTCATAAAGAGTATCAATAGCGCCAGCAGTTCTTTCGCCCAATTGCTGACGGGCTTCAAAGCCTTTTTTCAGCACATTGCCAAATATTTGTCTCACTGCTGTGCTTGGCTGGTCAATTGCACCTTGTACAGTAATAGGTGCAGCTTTGACTTTACCTCCAGCTTCACCCGCTTGACTATATCCCTCATAAGAACCACGACCAGCGCCTGCGGTACTTGTTGAGGCAATAGCAGCGGGTTGTGCGGCAACAGGTTTATTCAGAAAGAATGCTTCTAGAGGATCGTTAGCAACTGCTTGTGCTGGCGCAGCTTGTGTTTGTGCCGCAGGCGCAGCGGTTGGAGGTGGTTTAGCGGCGTTTCTTTCTTCAGCTACTGCATCTGGATACCCTGATGTATAACGATTAATCATTGATTTTTTCACATCAGCAGAAATTGTTTTATCTGCATTTGTTTTTGCCGCATACGCTTCTGGGGTTTGATATTGTGATACGAAAGGCGTTGCTTGGGTTTGTGCGGCTGGCGCAGCGGTTGCTGGTATTGCAGTTTTAGATTTACGGGCAATCTCTCGTTGCAGTGCAGCAATGTCGGCCTGATGCCTTATTTTTTCTTGTGGATCAGTTGCAGATGCAAGTCTGCCTTGCGCTGCGCCTAATTCTTGTTGAATGATAGCCAGAGCATCTTGATCCCGCTTTGTCTGCACATCAGATGCAACGGTTTTGCCGCCAGTTGGCTTAGGTGGTGCAGCAACTGACCCACCAAAGAATTGTTCTAAAACATCAGCCATTTACAAACTCCCAGTTTCAGACAGCTTTTTAATGTTCTGATATTTCTTCAGAAAATCCTTGTATTGATTTGGATTTGGAAACAGTCTATTTAATTCAGCTTTTTGTTTTGCAGGATCAGCTATGTCCCGTGTGATGTTCATGGCTTCAAATATCTTGCTATCAGCATTGGCATTCCATGCTTGCTGATATGCTTTCATGTTGTTGTCGCCGTATTTCTCTGAAAACTTTTGTGCGCCAGTGGCTTGCATATCAATATTGGTTTGATCGGCTTGCCCTCTACGGGCGATTTTTATCAACACTTCGGGCGGTACTTTAATTGTTCCATTAGCTACGGCATTCATATCCAAGCCAGCTACAGTACCACCTGCGCCACCCATTGCTGTGGCATTAGACAAAGCCATTTGTGCTAAATCTTTGGCAAGCATATCGTATTCACTGCTTCTTAATGCAGACAATGCTTTTTGTTCTAATCGACCAAAAATGCCACCGCCTGGGAACATTAATTTTTCACCAACTCCAGAAGCTGTTTGGATAACTTCTTCCACATTTCTGCGACCTTGCGTTAATTTGCCTTGCGCTTCAATTAATCTATTACGGTAGTCAGCACCAGCGGTTTTATCTTTTTCTTCACTTTGTTCTGCAATAAAAGGTTGGCTTGCTGATCTGACGGTATAAGGCAATCTCATACCTGGCGCTACCTCTGTCCCTGCTTTGATTTGCGTTTCGGCTGTTGGGCCTGCTGGAAGCCTTACAGGTGCATTTTGAAGCACAGGTGCAGCGGCAGCTATTGGTGTACCAGTAGTTTGTAGTTGTGTCACGGGCGCAGATGTTGCAGCGCCAGCGGGTTGAGTAGTCGCAGGGACAGCGCCAGGCAATTGACTAGCATCAACTCCAGCGGGAACAGTTGTTTGACCAATTGCCCTGCCGTTTGCATCAAAAACATTGAAGATTGAATTGTTGTTCAAATCTTTTGTGCCTGTATCAGTCATGCGGCTGCCAGGCGGCAATTGTGAATATGCTAATGTTGCACCAACCTCAATCTTTGGCGCTTGACCACCAACGCTTGGTGTTGTTACTGTTTGCTTAATCTCAGCACCAGTAGCAAGTGTGCCTGCTTGCGGTGCAAATGTTGTTTGTTGTTGAGCAGGAGTCAATAAAGTTTGTGCGCCAGCTATTGCTTTACCAGGCAAATCAGGGCCAGATGGCATTTCATTCCAAGTTACTTTATATGCGTCAATTAATTTATGCAAATCAGAATTGTCTGGATTTTCTTGTTTTAATAAATCCATTTCTTTAATATAAGCATTTTTATCTTGTACGCCCATTCGACCTAAGATAGAAAATCTTTGACCAATCATGCTACGTTGATCTTGAGTCAGTTTCTGTTTAGCATCAATTGCATTGGTTTGCGCCGTGCTTAACGTGCTCATTTTATTAATGTACTCAGACCCAGTTAAAGGCGCATATTTAGGCACTTCGGCGTTTATTTTATCAATATCAATACGTCCATTTGTTTGATAATTAGCTGGATTAGAAAAAAACGTTTGCATATCTAAACGTTCTTTATTTTTTTGTTCTTCTACGCTTAAAGCAATTTCTCCTGTACGAGTTTGCTGTTGCGCTTGTTTTGCTAAATATGGATTGACTTGTGCTGCTTGTTGATATGCTTGTGAACCACGAGCAAGATTTATCATGTCACCAAGTGACATTTGTTGCGGCGGCTGAATTCCAGTAGCAACAGGTGTGATTGGATTGATGTCTGCCATTTTTTACCTTAAATTAAGTTGCTAATGTTCCTGCTGGTCGGCTTAACATTCCATACATCATTGCCGCATTACCAACTCCTTGCAAGCCTCCAGCCATAGCGTTAGCCGATCCAACTTGACCAGCAGCAATAGCATTTGCACCGCCAGTAGCAAGGTTGGCTAAGTTAGTCCCTGTTGACGAGCCAAGTGCTTGGGCTTGTCCTTGGGCTGTTTGACCAATGCCAGCAATGCCAGATAACCGATTAAAAATGTCGGTCTGCTGATTACGAAAATTTGTAAGCGCATCCTGATAACCGCTTTGGGCAAACTTTTCCGCAAAAATAGTTTTAGCAAGATCAACATTTGAGCCTGGGCTTGAGACGTTTGCACCTTGAGCAGTCGCCCCTAACCCTTGCTGTTTCATGAACTCATAGTTAGGCGCAAGATTGGCAGTTAAATCTTGAGGTGTAAAAGTCCTTGTAAACTGCGGCAGCATTGTGTTGATTTTGCTCAACGCACCATAGCCAGCTTCTCGGTAGGGTTCTTGCTGTTTGTTTAGAAGATCAAACATTTCCCGTTGTTGTTGGGCAGCATACTTTGTACCCTCAAGCTGAGTATTTGCGGCTGATCTGGCTGCATCTGATTGCATTTTGCCGCCAATTAATGCCGCCCCGCCGCCAATTAATGCTGCTGTTACAAAAGTCATATCAATTCCCTTCCAATTCTTTTATTTGACTTACGATTTGTTTCAGTTTATTTCCAGAATCAAAAAGTGAAGTCTCATCAGGTTCAACCAATTCAGCTTCAATCTCATCCAAATCTGTTTTATCAGTTTTGTGAATTGTGATTCCAATTGAATCCATTGTTGCCAAAGTTACCCGTTTCGTGCCTGGCTTGCTTTCTACAACATCGCCAGCTTGCAACTTCTTCATGCCGTTTTCTGTCCATGCGATTATTTCACCTTTAGCGCATAAAAAGAAGTGGGGTTCTTTATGAACTTTGCCCACAATCAATGTTCCTGCTGGTCGGTAAACTCGGCGGCAATACATACCAGGACTAAAAAAATGTTCAGTTTGCAATTCAGCTTGAGGATATTTGACCATTTCAGCTTGCAAACGTTCTATTTGCTCTCGACTTACTTGTTTTGGCAATTCCAGATCGTTCACAATATTTCCTTTATGAAAACAAATGGACTAATATGATTGTAATTCATCATTATTCCAGCAACAAGATGTTATTAGGTATGTACTGAGTCATCAACCAGTTTGTGCCGTCCGATACCAGCGTAGCAGAATCGCCTGTGCTTGCCAGCAAAATGGAAGTAGCAGCCGACCCGCCCGTCAAAGGTACGACATTGGAAGATGCCGACACAACTGTTTGCGCTTGATAGTTCAAAAACCGCAAAACCCGCCCTGTCCAACTTGAAGCTGCTGGCAGAGTCGCCGTACAGGTTGACCCTGTTTTGTTATTAATCAGCCAAACGTCAGTGTCTGCAACGGTGAAATTGGCGGTCTTGGTAACTGGCGCAGACGGTGCTAAGTAATCGGTGTTTACAACCGCAGCAGATATTGCCGTGCCGTTGCCTTTTAAAACACCTGTGACGCTGGTAGTTAGGGTAATGGCTGGGGTTGTTGTCGCCGTTGCCACAGTCCCTGCAAAGCCATTGGCAGACACTACAGAAACGCTGGTAACCGTGCCGCCCGATCCTGTGGCGCTAATTGTCAATACACCGCCAGCACTGGGGCTAATGCTTACGCCTGTACCAGCCGTTAAAGTTGTGTTTTTCCAATATGTAGCCGATCCATCGTAAGTCAAAATCTGACCGTTAGATGGTGCGCTAATCTGTACGTTGGAGTCTGTACCACCAAGCGTAGAACCACGAGAAATATTTACTTGAAAAGACCCAGAGCCGCCTGCCCCCGCTTTAATTACAAGGCCAACTTGCACCTTAATGTAAGGCGCAACAGGCGCAACTTTAGTGGGGTTGCCAGTTACGGGGTTGTACCAAATGACATCATCATCAGCCCAAACTTCACCAAAAGCAGTGCCGTTGGTTGTGATGCCACGCACCACGCCAAAAGACGTTACTCGTCCAAAACCATTAAGCGCCAAAGATTCAGTAGCTACACCAACAATTGCATTAACATCTGTAAGCCCTGCAATCGTTGGTGCAAATGTAATAACGCCACTAGCCCCTACAGTGCCTGTATGGTAAACAATTTGGAGGGGCGAATCTGTAATAGCAGCAGATGCTTTGCCATAAACAAACAGTTCTTCACCAACTTGCTGGGTAATGTTGCCGCCGCCCATGCCTAAATTCCACGCCCCAGTAGAGCCGTCATACCACATACGACCCGCAGCTAAAGTTACTGCCGACCCATTGCCCCAATCTAAATATGGTGCAGAACCGTCAACAATGTAGCCGCCAATATCATTACTCCAAATTGGAATTCCAGCGGCCTGAGACTTAAGAAAATAGCCTGATGTACCCGCAGCAGTAAAACCGTATGCCGTACCAGTGCCATACGCCACAGCGCCAGCAGTAGGGGTTGCAGAACCGTTTGTTCCACCGTTGGCAATACCCAATGTGCCAGACAAAGTAACTACGCCCGTAGTTGCCGTGGCTGGAGTTAATCCAGTTGTACCGCCCGACCAAGACAAAACACCCGTATTTGTAACCGTAATTGTGCCTGCCGCATTTGTAACTGAGATACCAGCACCTGTGCCAAGAGTGTTTAAGGTATAGCCTGTTCCATTACCAATTAAAAGCTGCCCATTGGTGGGAATAGTGGTTAACCCTGTGCCGCCAGATGTAACAGGTAATGCTGAACCAATATTTACCGAAATAAAATTTGGGTTCATCAACCACAGCAGCCAAGCCTGAGTAGGCCTGCCCGTAGAGTCATCAATAAACGCCGAATACGGGATATTGATATTGGTGTTTGGCATTGTTGCCATTAATTTTCCCCTGCGCTTGCTTTCAACTCAGCGGAAACTATGACAGCTTTAACGGGATCGCTAACCACCACTTCAAAAATTCTATCCCTTGCGTAGCCCAAACGCCTCCAAAGCGCACGGTTGGCATACTGACCAATCTTGCCAATGGTTACCCAATGCTCATTTGACCAAGTAGAACCGCCGTCATTTGACCAGCGCAACATAGCCTGTGGGTCATCACCTTGGCCTGTACTGAGACCAACGCCTGGCTGAAACTGAATCTGAAATGATTCAAAGTATTGTCTTTGCAAATCAGTGGTCAGATGCGGTGCTCGGCGCATACGGCGAATTGTTGCCCCATCTTCTGTATATACCTCGTTTTGAATGGTATATAACTTGCCATTTTCATAGTCACCAACAATATATTCATTGTTAAAGTAACACCCGCAATTTGAACGATGGCGCTTATAAACGGCAAGGTCAGAATCCCAAGCCAGCCATTTATGCCATTGCTGAGTTGAACCATCGTAAACCCAAGTCAGGCCATATTCGCCAACTGAGGGAAAAGTTACCACATACATTTCGTGACCCTCAATTTGGTAGGTATAAGCCACCGCATCGCTGGTCACTTCATTCATCAAAGACTGCTCTACCGCATGAGTAGAAAACTTTTTGTATTCATAGTTAACCATCGCTTCAATGGTTGAGTCGCCTCGGGTATCTTTACAAACAGCGGCAAAGGAAGTCCCAAAACGTGCCACAGAAAACGCAGCACCAACACCAGATTGAACAGTTGTGCCAGGCACTCGAGCAAATGGAAAAGTCGTAATTCCCGCAATCGTATTACCTACATCTGTCCAAACCTCAGTAGTCACATCTTTGAGCAAATAGACTTGTCTGCGGTCAACAATAAGGCTCACAATGTTGTCAGGAAAGCCGTTAGCAGACCCGTAAAGGGCTTGACTAGATGAACTTGAATTCAAGTCAGTACAAGCCCAATTAAACGTGTTTGGCTGGTTATATATGTTGTATCCATCAATGGAATCAACCACCGTAGCGCCTTGCCACGGGCCATCTGTGCCTAACAATGTTGCAAACGTATTGGTAGTTTCAATCCATGTGTACCGATTGACTCCGTCCACAATGTAAGCCGTCATGCCATTATTAGTGACGTTATCGGATATGGAAACTTGCCCTGTGTTGGTGGCTAACGTTCCAATTTGGGTAGCGGTGTAACTAGCATCCACTTTGTACACATAATTTCCAGCTACGGCAATAAAATAATTTTCATTTGACAAAGTATGCAAGCCCCGCACCTCTGCCGCCAAAAGCTGTGCAATCTTGACAAGGCCAGGCGTTGGATACATTGCCACCACCCCCCTTGCGCCCTGTTGTTTGGTAGGGTCAATCTCGCAAAAGAAGTTAATGCACTCCTGTGCATCTTGATAGATGGATGGCGCTTCATAGGAAGCCCCGACAAAACCAAAATCAGGCATTATCTGAAACCTCCGTCCATGATAAAGCCAGCGTCTTTAGCTTTACCCATCATTAACGCATCTGGATAGCGTGAAACTTGCGGTGGGCGCATATTGGTGCGCTTGATCGTAGCCTTTGCCTGTGCTGCATAACTGGTAATCAACGCAATTTGCGTCTGGCTTGATTTGCCATACATAGGCATCAAACGTTCAGCAAGACACCACCGCAAAGCCATGTTGTAGCCTTGTGGAAAAGTAATTGTGTCGTTTATGCTTTGATATTCCCTAAAAATGGTTTGTGTGAACAAGTGCAATTCACCCTGTGACGGGTTAGGAAAAACATACACCGTGCCAAGGGTTTCGGCAGGCATATAGTAGATCATCTTTGCCCAAGGGCCATTTAGCTGTTTGATACCAAGTGATTCGTATTCCTCAAGGCTTAGAATCGCCACAGGATAGTCCAAATACCCACCAGCAACACTAGACCCGCCTTGCATTGTGGCAACCCGCACAAAAGCCGATTCAATGGTCAAGGGACGCTCATAATAGGCGCTGACAGTCGTGCTGGCTACCGTCTGATACTTGCTGACCGTGTATGTTCCCGCCTCAAGAACGTTACCGCCTGCGCCTGTGCCAAAGCCAACAATAGTTGTGCCAGCGGTAATACCAGTTCCCGATAAGGTCATGCCCATCGTGATGCCGCCATTGGTAATTGCTGTAACGGTCAAGACGTTTCCAGAAATTGATCCCGTAAAAGTAGCCCCAACAGAACCGCCTGGCCCTAACGTGTATTGCACGGTATTTTGCACAGTTGGAAAGATCAACTCTGTGCGATAGAAAACCATCATGTTTTCATTCGACCATTGTGCAATCATGTCGTTAAGCATATCCAGACCGTCTTGCGCTTCATCAGCCGTTGGATTTTCACCAGCAGCAATAGCGCCAATGTCTTTCATGGCTCGAGTAATGATGTCAATTGGTTGAGTCATTTTTTATCCTTATGCTGGAATTTGGGCTGCTTGGTAAGTGGCAATCACTTCTGCCGTATGTACGGTAGCGCAAATGGCTTGAACCTTGGAATCTTCGGCACTGTAGTCATCGCCTGGCTTGATGTAGTTGCCTTTGATTTCTTGCGCCAAAAGATTACCATCTTCATTGATGGTCAAAATATAGCGAACCGCTACGGTCTGGTCTTGCAAAATTTCGATGCGATCAATAACTGTTTGTTTTTCAAGCATAGTTTTCCTTAGACAAAGTATGTTGCCGAAAATGTGATCGTTCCTGTAGCAGCAATAGCGCCAGCAGACGTTAAGGTTGTACCTGTGTTACAGATAACCGCAGCAGAAGCAGTAATAGCGGCATTTGTTGCGTTTCCATGTCCTGCTGTTCCTATGGTAAATGGCAAATTGGTTGTGATGACACCAGCCGCAGTCACTGCAACACTGGTTGCCCCCGTAACTGTTCCGCTAATTGTTACGTTGCGACCAATACGAGTATATTTGCCTGTTGAACTAAAAGCACCAACAAGAGTTAAGCCAGCGCCTTGGTTAGGAGTCCAAGTACCTTCTTCATACCAGTTCAACACAGTGCTGGTCTTACCCGCCAAAGGTGTGTTTGCAGAAAAGTCAAATCCTTTAGCTGCTGTGCCTTGGACTACGTTGCCTGTCAGCGATAAGTTACCAGCGCCAGGGTTAGTTGTTGCACCAAGATTAACGCCACCAGCAAAATAATTACCCGCAGTACCACTAGCGTAGATATTCCATTTGGTTGCGCCGCTAGTAACTGCTAATGTAATACCGTAGTTGTTCGTTCCTGTTGTTTGGTTATCTATGTAAATACCATGTTGGTTGGTGATGGTTGAACCCGCACCTTTTGTCCAATCATTTGCGTAATACCCAACGGCACTTGTCATCGTAAATGCTGTCGCCGCCGTTTGTGGCGCAGTAAATACACCTAACCCGTTTGTAGTAGCCGCACTAGAAAATACGGGTCGTGAGTCATAACCAATTTGAGAAGCGCCCGTCAAAGCAGATGATGAGATTGATACTGCACGAGCAGCATTACCCGCACCACCAATTCCCATATATCCATTTACTCGTACAGTGTCAGTAGAAGCATCCCCAAGGGTTGTGTTACCTGTTGACGCAAGGGTAGTAAACGATCCAGCATATCCACCGCCGTTAGTAATGTCAGCAACGGTGGTTTTTACCGTAGCCCCACCTTGAACAATCGGCAAAGTCTCCGTACCCACCAATGGGGTAGTAGCGGAAGTCAATGCTGATATTTTGCTGTTAGCCATTATTTGACCAAGGCATCAAAGAAATGTTTTGCTTTGGGTACATACGGTTATATTGAGCTTCCACTTCGGTAGGCACAATTTTTTCTTTTGCCCAACGCAATACTAAAACTTCAGATGCGTCCTGATAAGGAATAAAAGCCTGATCTTGCGTATTTTGCTCAAGAGCTACAGCATAGGTGAAACTATGTTCTGGTTGATCAGTTTTGTTAACCGTCAACCAAACCGCAACAATTTCATTGCCGTTCACATCTAATGATTTAATTTTGTACTCAAACATGATGTTTCCTTATGTCATTGAGCCGTTAATTGCCACAGCTTTAAATTCACGAGTTCCAAAATCAACTGATGCTGAATGTTCGTTTGTTAAGGTTATTCGGCAATTATTGTCAGTAATCATGTGACCCGTTAATTGAATAGGTGTTCCTCCTGTCCAATCAAAACCCACCACAATTGGGTTTCCAACATCGCCGTTTGTAACAGTCATGTTGAACTCAAACGAAGCGCCAGCAGCAACCGCCCCAACAACAACACCAGTGCTTTTACCACCTTGAATTCGGCTAATTTTTGCTGCACCATTACTGATTCGACCAAAATTAAACCCACTTGAATCTATGCCAAATTGCGCTTCTGAGCCAACATCGTAGACATATAAACGCTCAATAAATTGATTTCCTTGGCGACCAACAAGTGTGCAGCGCCCAAAAGTACCGTTAAATCCTGTGTCAAATGATGATATGTTGCTCCCAATAAATCTGGTTCTTGCTGGATATTGAGCATTCCACTGCCATAAAAATGTACCATCCCAAGCGGCATAAACCATTGTCATTTGAGGCGCAGCTAAGTTTGAAGTGTAAATTCCAGTCACCACCCCGCTTGAATTGGTTTCCATGTACGGCATAATCCAAGTGGTGTTTGCGTTTCCACCGTCAACTGGAAAATATATACAGGCCGCATCAGCAATTACTGCGGGATACATCCAAACCTTGTTGTAAACGCTGTCATGACATTCTCGTCCTGATGTGTTATCCATGTAGATGGAATACTTGCCGCCCATCAAATTTAAGTTTTCAAAATATCCGTGTGTGCCGTTTCCGTTGAAATACGCAATTTGCGTACTTGTGCTAGTACTTGCCGACACATAAATATTCATCATGACAAAGTGATTGCACGATTCTTTTTTGACACCAATTGCCGTTGAATGTGCGTTGGTAATATCAACTACTAAATTGTGCAATTCAATGTTTCCAAGTTCAGAAGCTAGGCCCGCTTGAATAACCGCCTTAGAACCAGACAATGCACTAGCAGCAGCTTTTAATACTGCGCCAGTAACTTGTGAACGGCTATATTGATTCATTGCAGCAGAAACCCCAAAAACCGTTGTTCTGGTTGGAACTTGAAGCGTGTCACTTATGATGTAAACGCCTTCGGGAATAAAAATGCACGATGCGCCTGAATTTAAAGCCGCTTGAATAGCCGTAGTGTCATCTGTAGCGCCATTACCAGTTGCCCCAAAGTCTTTGACACTAACAGTTTGACGCAACTTAGCTTGTACCGTGGTGGCTACAGCACCTGTACCACCTTGTGTATACCCAACAAGAGATGATCCTGAAGAAGCCGCAAAAGCCGCATAGATGCCACTTGAATTGCCAGTTACATTGTCATACGTTCCAATTGTGGATGCGCCTGCCGTTTTCAAAACAAACTTATATGCAACTGCATCAGTTAGCCAAATCTCACCGCCAGATGGAGTGCGACCAGCAGAATCAAGCACAATTGGATTGGTGTGTGCTATTGATCCTGCGCTGGTTGTGTATGTAGCTTGAGGTGTATTAGTTCCTGCGGTGTAGGTATAAACAAGACCACCCGCTAAAGGGATGCCGTTGTTATCAAAAAACTGCGCCCCTGCCCCCGCCAGCATTGAAAGATTGACAGTCATATTTTTTCCTCAAAAACTAAGTGGGTTTTATTCGTAGTAAACAGTGCATTTGACCGTGCCACTAATCACAACATACAAGCCATTTGCGGTGTTCAATCCATCAAAAAAACTATAATTTGTTGCGGCGGTTGGTGTAAAAACACCCAAAACAGTGGCAGATGTGCCTGATGTTTGCGTATCGTAAACGGTAATTGTTGGGGTGCTAGATGCCGCACTAACAAAAATTCCTTTTAATTTTGCGGGGGCGCTCTTAACCAATGTGGTCGCTTCAATATATGCAATATTGGACATAACAATCCCTTTCAGTTCATCAAATTATATGCTTCAAAACAGAAAAAGCCACCCTTTTTAGGGCGGCTCTTTCATTTACTTCATGCCAATGTTATGGCAGGAAAGTGAGGTCGTAACCGTAGATGAAAACATCAGCGGTTGCGGCAGCGCCTTGCGCTGTAGTGTTGCGAATGTACAGGTATTGGCCTGTAATCGCATCAGTTGAAGTTGCTGCGGTGTTCACAACCTTAGCCGCTGTGGTAGCGCCTGTGGGAGTGGTTGCAGACAGTACAGCAGTGCCGCCAGCAGCAGGCAGGGTGTAAACCGCAAATGCCGCTGTAGACAAGCTGGTGCTTGCATTGGTCAACAACACATAGGCAACGCTTACACGTCCTGCTACGAGGATTTGTGCAACGGTATCGCCTACGCTGTTGAGGTTGACCGATTGTGCTGATGCAATCAAACGAATTGCTTGATTGCTGGACAGGTTAATCGGATGGTTGGTGGTGGTTTGTGCTGCGCCTGGATTGATATTAGCCATGATAGTTTCCTTTCTTTATGGGGTTGATTAGGAAGCCACTCGGCAAGCCAATTCGGGGTACAGAGGAGCCCAGCCATACAGCACATCAACACGAGTCGGGATCGAATCGTTGTTAATTGTGTATTGGCGAACAACACGCAGTGACAAGCCCAAGTCTTTGTCGCTTGCACGACCAGCGAAATGCACACCATCAGGCAATTCCAAATCGGCAGTAGCCAATGTGAAAGCATTTTTGTGCATAACGATGTTTTGCGGTGACACTGCGCCAGCTTGGTTAAACGGGGTCACAGCAGAAGCGCCAGGGCTTGTGATGGACACGTTTTGGAACTGACCAGCAGAGATAACAGCAGGGCTAACGGTAACGGCATTACCACTGATGGCAGTGACAACGAAATTACGCAGCTTGTTGCTACCGTAGGCTTGACGGTTCTGAGGGTTGACAGCATACACGTTAGCGATGGTGAAAGTGTCACCAACGTTAGGAGTAAATGTGCCAGATTTTGTCAAGGTAAGTGCAGAAGTTTGCGCCCAACCAGATGTCAAAATGCCAGAATCGGTGCTTGTGTTGATCGTTGCTGTACCAGTGTAAGTACCGAAAGTTTGAGCAGAAATGTTCTGATCCATCTTCCAGTTCATACCAGCAGAGTCACGACCCATCATGCCTTTGGAATATTGCATACCAATACGGTCATTAGGCACAAACAGACCTTTCAAGCTATCCACGATTGTTGCGCCAGTAAACGGCTCAATAATGCATGAACGGCGACCATCACGAGGCGCACCCTCTGCATCCAAGTAGGCTTGGGCGGTCAGGTATGTCAACAGTGATGTAGGAGGTGTGCCAGCAGTACCAACGATGTTGGCAGTGTTCAGCTTCGCCATTGTTGTGCCGTCATAGTCAATTTTGTTGGCTACAGCAGCTACAGCAGGCTTCAGTACACGGTCAGAGAACATATCCAAAGACAGAGCCAAGTCCTGAGTAGTGAACTGGGTATCAACGTGGAATTGTGTAGACAATGTAACGGGGGTGCTGGTTTCGTTGAAATCTTCGACATTCAGCGCAGGGCCAGATGTACCGATAAAACGACCAGGGCGGCGAACGTTCAAAGTTGCGCCAATCTTTGCGCCAGTGACGGCGAATTGATCATCATAGTTACGCATGACTTCAGAGGAGAAAGTCAACTCGTTTTCCAAGACCATCAACGCTTCGTTGGTGATCATGGAGATGGTAAGCAGATTGTTGCTCATTTCATTTCCTTATAAAAGATTTGATTTGTCAGCGGATTCGCCCTGCAAGTCGTGCTGCTTTCCAAGCCTGATAGTTGCCATGAAATTGACGGTTTGAGTCAAGTTCTGTAACTGGCCCGTTTGCAGACGCTTTGATCGGGTTGATCGGCGCTGGCGCTTTACTTCTTCCAACAGTAGGCTTTGTCTGAGGCTCAGTCTTTTCAAACTTTGCTTCCAGTTTCCCAATTGTAGCCAAGGCTCTTGTCAAAGTCATGCCTTGCAGTTGTTCAGCTATGTCTGGATTTTCAGCCAAGTGATACAGGATTCGAGGGCCAACTTCTGATTCAAATATTGCGTCCCGCACTTCGTTGCTCACAACAACATCAGCAGAACCAACCATTGCTTCAAAATCTGGTATCTCGCTCTTTGCAGAGTCAACCCGCTTTGCCCAAGTGTTTATCAATTGGTCTCGTTCGGCTTGAACCTTTGCCTGCACTTCTTTTTGCTTTTCATCTTTCCATCGCTGATCTACTCGATAGTCTGTCAACGCCTTAGCGTATTCATACATATCGGAGAACTGCTCTGGCTGCGGCTCATCTTCGGTTACTTGCTCGGCTTTAGGCTTTGCTTTTTCCTCATAATCCCGCAACTTTGCTTCCAGTGATTGCCTAGCTTCACGTTCTTGTTGCGCTTCTTTACGCGCATCTTCACGCTGCTTGGTGATCTCTGAAAACCTTTTCTCCAACTTAGGATTCTGTTTTCGATCCTCTACCGCTGTTGCCTCTTTCTCGCTCTCGGTTGGCTCACTCTGATTGTGCGGCTCTGCTGGTGCAGCCTCGCTTGTATCAGCTAACCCAAGCCTCTTGGCGGTGAATTCAGCCATGTTCTCATTAGTAACCAGATTAGCGGCTACTCTTGGCGGCGCTTGTGGCGCTTCCTGTACTTCTGACATAGGTTTGATCCTAAGAATTAACCCAGTTGACCCAACTGGTAAGGTTTTGTGGTTTTTACCACGAAATCATGAATCAGTCAATCACTGTGCCATAGGCGGTTGCGGTGGCTCAAGCAATGGGCTTTGGCCCATATCAATATCTTGGGCGGCAAACTGAACATACTGCTGCTGCTCGGCATTCCTACGGGCGATTTCCTCATTCAAACGGCTAGTGTCCATGCGGTGCAACAGCAGTTGAACAATTGCCTCAATTTCAGTCTTGTTCTGGCTAGTGATAGAACGGGTGTTTTGGTCATTAACCTTAACTTCAGCCATTGTTTCGGTGTTGTGCGCTTTGGCGGTCTGACGCATAAGTTCCCGCTTGGTCTCAGCATCTTGCTTGACTTGCTCGATGTCGGCACGTTGTTGCATCGCTAGTTGCATCGCTGCCATCTGGTTTTGCATATCCTGCACGGTTTTCTTGGCCTGTGCCAGTTCCATTTGAACTTGGGGCGGCACATCGGATTTTTCATCAATCTGCGCCAACGGATTCATGGCAGCAAGGCGGTCAGCAATTACGTCAGCGCCAGGGAAGTCCATATTCCTAAACACCAAGTCACCTGCCACATTGAACAATTCAGGCTTTGCCATCAGCGGCATTAACGCATCAACGGCTTGCTGGCGCTTAGTCATAAAGCCTGGCCCTGTGTCCATCACTACGTCATATTCACCCACTGTCACATCGTTTAGCACCGTTTGAATGCCATCATCTGTGGTTTTTTGCTCGTTGATAGTCTCCATGCTTGGCTGACCATCGCTGCCAATAATCCGCATTACCCGCTGGGTGTCGTAGATTTTTGGCACTAAATCAAGAATGATCTTGCCCGTGTGCCGAATGGAACGGGTCATGTTGTCGTAAAAGTGGAAGTTAGACAAATCAACCTGATTTTGCTGACCCGCCAAGGCTTTGCCCGATATATTGCCGCTTGGCAACTGATTGGGATCAAGGATACCCAGCACCATCTGCAAATCAGCAGAAATAGCGCCTGCGGCTTCCATGATGCCCATTGGTGGCGGTTCAGGTTGTAGACGCTGCGGCACAGGTGCTGGTGCGCCGTCAATGTCTTTTTGCTTGTAGCGAAGCACAGGGCTTGACTTGATGTTAGCCAGCGCCCATTCGCTCTCGTGTCCCTCGTCTTGTCCCTCAGCCAGCAGCCATTTGGCTTTAGGTGCAAGGGCAATGCTCTCGGTCATACTGGTGCGCCAGAAGTTGTACATACGCTGTGGGTCTTTTGCAAACCGCACCAAACCGTATTTCTTGCGCTTATCGTCCACAATGACCTGTGCGCCATAGCAAGGCACAACGGGGATATATTTACCCGCCCAAGTCTTCTCCTCAATAATCTCCATTGCGGTCATCTTGACCCATTTAACAGCCTTGCGAAACGATTCCCGTTGATCAAGTACCGTCAACCCTGCGGCTTCTACCCGTTCAAAGAACGAATTGGAGTCGGCAAAGTGTCTTGAACCATCACTCAGCAAATACAACTTGGCTTTTTCACGCTCAATATAGAAATACTCAGCAAGGCGAATGTCCTCTTTGGTCACCCAGCTTGCGGTGTCATCCCCTGTAGACCGCTGGGCAAACGATGCCCCGTCATCTGCATTCGGGTAATGTTCTCGAAATATCTTCTTGTCCATCACTGTTGTGATTAGGCAACGCTCGGCATCTGACCCATCAGGCAACACAGAATTGGGGTCAAAGTACACCGTAAACGGGTTGTCTATGGTGTCAATGTAGATTTCTTGATCAAACGAATCTTCACTTGTGTATCGAGTATTGATGCGCCAGTAGCCCCAACCCATCCTGACCGCATAGTCAAAGGCGGTGTCATAGGCAGTATCAGCATTGGAGTTGACCTCAATGTGCCGCATGATGCCCTCAATGACTTGGGCAACCTTGTAATCAGCCAAGTTATTAACAGCTTGTACCTTTAGGCGGGGGCGCTGCTGGCGCTGCTGATTGGTGACTTGGCGAATGTAGGCATCAATCTTGTTGATGGTCAGGCACGGTCTGGCTTCTACGTTTCGGCTGTTCTGTATCTCAACAGGCCATTGGTCACCAGCGGCAAACTTAATATCGTTCAGCGCCTCGGCTCGGTTGTTACTGTCAGCATCGTTAACCAGCCGCCAAAACTTAATGGCTTCGTTGATGCGTGTGTCGGCACTTGATGTTTGTGCTTGATAGTCAGACATTTTTAGCCCTTTGTACTCATTGGGGGATTATCCCATCCAACTGCCAACATTGGCAATCTGCTCTTGTTTCTTGCGCTTCGCAGGCTCTTTAATCATAAGGGCAATGTACCTAAATGCGTCAGCCCCGTGCGAATAATGATCATGCAGCGGTGTCCTGCTGAATTGCCCTGTGTCTACGTCTACCTCATATCTGTAGTGGCGCAGGCAAGCCAGGCCATCGGCGGCGTGTTCACGGTCAAACCAGCAGCTTGGGAATATCGTTCTAGCGGCGTTGATTGAGTCCACAATCGGCACTTTAGGCAGAATGCGGGTCTTGTACCCTGCCGCCCTCACAATATCATCAATTGACCGCCCTGCTGCCGCCAACGTCTTATTCTCTGCATCGTGCGGTAGCCAGATGGTGTCGTACACATACCCGTAGGTTTGCATAGTTGCCAGATAGTAGCTGATGGTTTTCTGGCTATCCTCAATGTATCTGATTAGCCTGGTCTCCATACCCACAAACTGCAAGAACCAGATAGCGGTGCTGTCTGACCAGCCCAAATCAAACACAGCATGAACTGGCTTGGTTGCGTCATAAGCCACACGGGTGATGCGCCCCTCTTTTTCGGCCTGCTGCATTTCCTTGGCAAAGATTGCACCATCCACTGTTTGGCGGCATAGCCCTTCCCAAACTTGGTTATAGGCTTCTTCGTCACGCTCTTTTAGCGCATCTTTTTCCAGCCGCAGGGTTTCGGGAAACCAAGGGTTATCTGACCAGTTGATCTTTATCTGGATGCAGTCATCAGGCGGTTTCAGGACAAACCGCTGGTAAGTCTCGTCTGTTTCCAACTCGGGGTTAAACGAAATCCATATCTCGCTGCCCTGCTTTCGGATGGTAGGTATTAGGATGTTCCAGCTTAGGCGGCTTACCGTTTGGGCTTCTTCTACCCAACAAATGTCCACACCCTCATAGGATTTGATGTTTGCAATGTTGTTCTTTAGACCAGCAAAGGCAAACTCAGTGCCATTTTTGCTGCGGATGCTGGCCTGTGTTATTTCATAAAAACCAAGTAATCCAAGGCTTTCAATCTGATCGCACAACAGCTTATGCACCGAATCCCGCATAGAAGTCATGAATTCTCGGGCGCACAGGATACGCATTGGGCTTTTAGCACCAAGGATAAGCAATGCCCTGGCTATGCCCCAACTTTTTGCCCCGCCCCTGCCGCCGTAGGCTACCTTGTAACGGCTCTTTTGAAACAGACCCTCTAGCTTTACAGGAAATTCTGCGTTAGCTATTGCGTCAAGTACTTCACTCATTGGGCTTTACAAAGGTTACTTGAATGCCCTGCAAAGGCTCACCATTTGCGCCTGTAACCTCGGCCTTAACGGTTTCTGACCATTTCATCTGCGTCTTTGTCCACCAGATCAGGCTGGTTGTGTCCCCAGATGTAGCCTTTTGAAACAGCGTCTTGGCTATCTGCCCGTTGGCCTTAGCCTTGCCCATATCCAATTCAGCACGGTAATGCTTGCGTAAAGTCTTGTCATCAATGCCTACCAATACCGCTATGGATTCATGCGGCAAGCCTAACCCACTGCTGGATTCAACCAGTTTCTGGCTTTCGGGCGTTGGAATGTGTTCGTCAGACATTTTATAGAGGGGAAGTGTTACATTAGTTTACTGATTCAGCAGGGATTGTCAACAGCACGGCTTTTTTTCCTGTAAAGTCTTCCCATCGTTTAACTATTACATCGCAATACTTGGGGTCTAACTCCATCAGTCTGGCATGGCGGTTCTGCTTTTCACAAGCAATCAATGTGCTACCGCTACCCCCAAAATAATCCAACACAATGTTGTTTGCCTTGGTGCTGTTTTTAATTGCACGTTCACTTAACGCTGTTGGCTTTTGTGTTGGGTGGACATATTTGGTATCTTTGGCAATGTTCCACAAATCAGATTCGTTCTTTATGCTTGGGTCAATTAAACCATCGAACAAAATAAATTCATGCTGATGCCTGTATCCCCGCCCCATACCAAATACATTTTTTGCCCAAACAATACAGGCTTTTGGCTTTAATGCTGTTTGCAATATGCCATAAAACGCCCAATTGCAACAAATGTAATAACTGTTTGGTCTAAATGCTTCAAAGGTTTGCAACCAATCTTTTATAAAGTCGGCAAACTGCTCATCAGGCAAATCATCATTTTTAATTACATCAAACTTGCCGCTTCTACCGTTAAATGCAACGTTGTAAGGCGGGTCAGTAAATACCATGTCCGCACGTTGCCCCATTAACAATTCTTGTACCGCATCCACGTTAGTGCTGTCGCCACACATTAAACGATGGTTGCCCAATTTGTAAATGTCGCCTAATTTAGTGATTGGTTCATCAGGTACATCAGGCACAGCATCCTCGTCTGTTAACCCCTCAATTACTTTAGGCTCAAGCAGTGCGTCTAACTCCTTGGTATCAAACCCTAAAATTTCCAACGCAAACCCGTCTGCCAGCAAGTCGTTAAGCTCAATGGTCAGCATTTCATTGTCCCAGCCAGCGTTAAGCGCCAAGCGGTTGTCGGCAATGATGTAGGCTTTCTTTTGAGTTTCGGTCAGGTCTGCCAGTTCTATGGTTGGCACTTCCTTGTAACCTAGCTTACGGGCAGCAAGCAGCCTGCCATGGCCTGCAATGATGCCGTTGCTGCCGTCCACCAGTATCGGGTTAGTCCAGCCAAATTCCTTAATGCTTGCCGCTATTTGTGCCACTTGCTCATCAGAGTGGGTGCGGCTGTTCTTTACATAAGGGATTAGTTCTGTAACTTTCTTTTGGGTGATTTTCACTTTTTATTCTTGGCTTTGGCCTTTTCAGCCTCACGCTTTACGCTGTATGCGATGGCAACGGCTTGCTTTTGAGGCTTGCCTGCTTGCATCTCCTTGGCAATGTTTTTACTCATTGCCTTGGGTGTCATTGATTTGATCAGTGGCATTTGCCATCTCCTTGGACATTTCTGCCAATTTTTGCTTTAACTCAGTGTTTTCCCTAAAAAGGGCAGCGGCCTGCGCCATCGCAGAGTCCCGCTGTCCCTCCAGCATCTCAACTAAAGCCTGAACTTCAATATCGGGATGTTTCAGCATTTAAGCAACCGTACTGACCATGACGTAGTAGGTTGTGCCGCCGCTGGTCACTGGAATGGTATGGGTAACCACTGGTGAACCGACTTTGGCTCTGAAAACGCCTGTTGCGCTAACCGCAGGCATTGCCGCAAAGTTTCCGACTTCACCTGTGCCTGAGTTTGTTACACGCAAAAATGATGTGTTTGACCATGTGCCGCCTGTTGCAAAATCAGAATCCAACTGCAATGCCGCCAATGTACCGCCTGGGTTTGTTGACGAACCGCCAATGGTTGCCCTGATTGCATTTGCTGCACCCGAAATTGTGCCTGATCCATTAATGGATGTGCTAATGTGTGATCCATTGATTGTTCCAGCAGTAGCAGCGCCAGCACCTGTAACCACAGAAAACGCTCTGAATGTTTCACCGCTACCTGTGCTACTAAATGTCAGCTTTTGGTAGGTTAAACGGGTGTCGCCACTTGTGGCGCTGGTTGTGGCATATGCGCCGTTGATGATGCCACTAGATGTAACAGCTACTGGAACGGCTGAATTGCCAACCTGTACTGATACGAACTCGGGGTCTGCGTAAGCTACGCCTGTTGCGATTGAATTTGCCATGATATTTCCTTTATTTTTTCCAAAAGGGATTTAACAATTCCAGTTTTTTAGACTGGCCTTTGCCCGTTCTGCTGGGCCTTTAGAGTGTTTTACCACCCCCTCCATCCTAGCGCAAAAACTGGCTTTTCGTCCAGCATCTGCTTTGGTTTTTGGATTTGGGGCAGGCGGTTTGAGATTTGCATTGTTCTTTGCGTTGTATTCAGCACGACCTTTTGCCGTCATTCCAGCACCCTTTTCTGTCGGGTTATAGGTTTTACCCTTACCCGTGGTCTTGTGGGGAATAGGCTTGTCGTGCTTACTCATTTCTTTTTCGCCGTTTTTGCGGATTGTTTAAATGCTTCAGCAGTCGGTGCGCCCTTTGCGCCTGGCGCTCTCATACGCTCTGGCGTTTTACCCGCAGCCTTTTGGCGTTCTATGCGCTCTTGCTTTGCATGAATGTTGGCGTAAAGCCCCTGTTTTGCCATTTTTAAGCCTCCACAACAGCGCAAATGTCTGCTTCTTGAATGATCTGGTAATCTTGCCCATCAATACGGTGTACAGGCCAATTAAGGTAATCCCCGTTCCCGTACTTAATGAAGTCGCCAACTTGTGTTTGAGTCACCATTGGGCCTGCTGCCACAATTGTTCCCTCATTAAACGGCTCTTTGTTGTTGACGTAGATTATGTCCGACAAATTGCGGGTAATTGGCTTTACCACCACCCTGTCACGCAACGGCTTGATCATTTGATCTCCTTGTGTATTTGCGTTTCTGGGGGGCTTCAGTGGTCTGGTCGGTGGTTATGTCGTACACCTTTTTTGTGGTTTTTGGCTCATGCTGACCACACCAATCAGATTTGTGTTTGTTCTGCTGGTGCGGATACCGGCGGCATACGCCCATAACTTGCTGGTCTCGAAAAAATCGACACCCGCCGCAATTAGAATGTTCATCAGCCATTCAAAACTCCTTTTTTGTTTGGTTAGTAGACCCTGCCGATTCGCCTCGGCAGTGGTTTACGCTTAATCTTGGTAGCACTTGCGGTCATGGACATACGCCACACCGCTGGTTTTACCGCCGTCAAATTTCTTGTCTGCGCCCACAGCATTGGTAGCTGCGTTTGGAATATTCTTTTTGGCGCTGCCTTGTGAGCCAGTACCGTCAGAGGATGTTACGCCTTTGGGGATTGGAATGTTAGCGCCGTATTTGCCGTTCATATCTTTCATGGGGTTTCTCCTTAGTTGAGGAATCGCAATTTATACAAAGTCGAATTGATCAAATCAGCGATTTCATCAACGAGATTTTGCAATTCTGAGTCTTGAGGCAGTTCTTTTCGTGCTTCTTCGACAAAATCTTTGAGGTTGTCCAAATACTTTACGGGGTCTTTTTCGAGATGAAACTCATCAGGAAACTTTTTAAGCTGCTCATAGCGACCCATGTACGCTTCGGCAAATTGATCAACCAATTCAATAATTTGGGCATAATATTCCCCTAGTGCCATGTGCTTGGCAAAGCTGTCAGTAGACCAGTGCATGAAATGCGTAACCGTGCTGCTATGCAGCAAAGTGGCAACAAATTCGG